ATACAAAATTTGCCTTTGTTTATTCCAAATAGTAAAATTGGTGATGAATTTAGCAAACTCTTGGACCGTTTTCCTGTGTCTCCTTATTTGGATAATCGTGATTCTTTTATTCGTTGGGTTCATTTTATTCATAATAAAATCAACAAAATGTTAGATAAAGAAGAATTGACCTTATTTGAAGAATTAGATGACTATTTTTCCAATTATAAACCCAAACAAGTAAAAATGTCGGAAAAAATGAATATTAAGAAAGAATATATTATCGGTGCTTTTACAATATTATGTATTATTTTGATTGTTTATTTCTACAATTTTTTATAACCATAATATAACTAACTATGCGTATTGAATTATGGTTATTATTAATTACAGGAGCTATTTTGTTTCATATTTATACTGATGGTAAATATACAAAAAATATAATGATGTATAAAAAGTATTTTAAAATGGGTGGTGTTGTCATAGGTGCATTCATTATTTATATTTTATTAAAGAAAAATCCCGCCAATGCCGAAAATATTATTCGTACATCCAATGAATATTTAAAATATATGCCTATTGACAAAAATACAAGTTCTATGATTTCGCCTATCTTGGACTTTACTTCAAAACAATCGTTTGGAGGAAGTGAAAATCATCCAATTGTTCATGTTCCAAATGCTCAAACGCGTGCTCAAAATGTAATGATGAAATCGGGGAAAAAAGGTACGAAACGTTCTGTAAGTGAAACGAAAAAGAAATTTGTAGCCTCTAGACAAAATTGGAAATGTAATGGTTGTAACGAGCAATTAAATGCATGGTTTGAGGTCGATCATGTAGTTCGTTTAGAATATGGAGGAAGCAATCATGTTGATAATTTAGTGGCATTATGTCGCGAATGTCATGGTCAAAAAACGACTATTGAAAATCTTTAATTGTTAAAATGAACAAATCGAAATATACGTCTAGTGTATATACGTATATTTATTATGGAAAGTAAATCTGAAAAAGAAAGTAATAAATCGAACACTTTATACATACGTGAAAATAAAGATGTGCCTTTTATTAGTGATATTTTAAGCAATATACCTAAAAATTCCAACGAATTTTTAAGAAAAAAGGAACAAATTGAATATGCCGAAGAAAAAAGAAGCAAAGAACCTTCTTTTTTATATCCAACTTTAAATGATCCAAATTTTGCTCATAAAATTGCTAGTCATCAAGAATTTGCAGATACAAAATATGATGGCAAATTGCGTGATATTAAAGAATTTGCTAATAAAATGTGCAAGTCCTCTTTTGAACTATTGCCTCACCAATTATTTGTGAAAAATTTTCTGTCATTTCAAACTCCTTATAATAGTCTTTTGCTTTATCATGGTTTAGGAAGTGGCAAAACATGTAGTTCAATAGGTATTGCAGAAGAAATGAGGTCCTATATGAAACAAGTCGGTATTAAACAGCGTATTATTGTTGTGGCTGCACCAAATGTACAAGCGAATTATAAATTGCAGTTATTTGATGAACGAAAATTACGCGAAGTAGATGGTATTTGGAATATCGATTCTTGTGTTGGTAATGCATTTATTGAAGAAATTAATCCCACCAATATTAAGGGAATTTCACGCGAAAAAATTATTAGTCAAGTAAAAACCATTATTAACCAATATTATGTATTTATGGGATATGTGGAATTGGCAAATTTTATTCGAAAAAAGATATCCGTTACTGATGTCAATTTGACGTTTGAGGACAAACGAAAATTGGAAATTCAAAATATGAAAAAGTTTTTTAATAATCGTTTGATTATTATTGATGAAGTTCATAATATTCGTTTAAGTGAGGATAACAAAGACGACAAAACTGGTAAATTATTAATGGATTTATCCAAACATTCAAACAATATGCGTTTGTTATTGTTATCAGCAACTCCTATGTACAATTCTCATACTGAAATTATTTGGTTGGTCAATTTAATGAATGCCAATGATAAACGTGGTTTAATTAAAACAAGTGAGGTGTTTAATAGTGATGGTACGTTCAAAGAAGGTAAAAAAGACAATGATGGAAATATTTTGGAAGAAAGTGGTGAAGAATTATTGCATCGAAAATTAATTGGTTATGTTTCGTATGTGCGAGGCGAAAATCCATATACTTTTCCTTATCGTATTTATCCCGATGTGTTTGCTCCTCAACATACCTTTTACGATTCGACCGATGTTGCTGGAAATTTGACTAAAATTGGACAAACTCTTACTGGAAATGATGTAAAACAAATCAAATTGCCTACATTGCAATTAAATGGAAAACGTATCCAAGAACCTTTGACCCATTTTCCGATTTATGTTACGAACATTGGCAGTTACCAAGAAAAGGCGTATGAATTAATTATTCGAACCATGAAAAAAGAAATTGAGAAAACAATGGAATTTGACGAAATGGATCGTTTTGGATTTCGAAGACTACAATTGCCTTTGGAAGCATTAAACATTGTCTATCCAAGTGTGAATTTAGATAATCAAATAGTAAAAGGCAAATTAGAAGAGGAAGTAGATGATGGGGAACCTGTATCTGATCCAAGAGCTACTATGGTTGGAAAAAGAGGAATGAAATCTGTCATGAACTATATTGATGAATCCAATCAAAACATTCCAAGAAAATATAATTTTTCATATAAACCCGAAATTGAGAAAAAATACGGCAAAATATTCCATTCTTCGGAAATTTCCAAATATAGTGCAAAAATAGCACGTATTTGTGAAATTATTAAAAAATCGAAAGGTATTGTTTTGATTTATTCGCAATATATTGATGGCGGGGTTGTTCCTATGGCACTAGCATTGGAAGAAATGGGTTTTGCACGTTATGGATCATCAAATAATACAAAATCATTGTTTGAAAAACCACCCACAGAACCATTAGATGCTTTGACTATGTTGCCAAAAAGTGAAATTGGTTCCAAACCTTTTTCTCATGCCAAATATGCAATGATTACTGGTGATAAGGCATATTCACCTCAAAATGCCGCAGATATTAAAATTATTACGAATTCGGATAATAAAAATGGTGAAAAGGTGAAAGTGGTGTTAATATCAAAAGCCGGTTCAGAAGGATTGGATTTTAAATGTATTCGACAAATTCATACTTTAGAACCATGGTACAATACCAATCGTTTAGAACAAATTTTTGGTCGTGGTGTTCGAAATCTAAGTCATTGTTTATTGCCTTTTGAAGAACGCAATGTTGAAATTTATATGCATGGAACTGTTTTAAACAATAATGTCCAAGAAGAAGCAGTAGATGTATATATTTATCGTTTAGCTAAAAATAAGGCAAAAACGATTGGTCGTGTTACGCGATTGATGAAAGAAACATCCGTCGATTGTCTTTTAAATATTGGTCAAAGTAGTTTTACCGAACAAAAACTGCTGTCCATTGCGGCGAATCAAAATATCATGTTGAAATTATCTACCAATGAAAAAGAAATCAATTATAAAATAGGGGATAGACCTTATAGTGAAATTTGTGATTATATGGAAAGTTGCGAATATAAATGTAAAGGTAAAACTGATAGTGTCCAAGAACCCATCAAAGACCTATATTCAATGAATTTTCTACAAGGAAATAATGGTCGTATTATGAGAAGAATTCGCGAAATATATCGTGACAAAGACGGACAACATTTTTATGATTTATCGCAAATTATTGAAATGGTGAATGTTGTCAAACAATATCCAGTTGAACATATTTATGCAGCATTGAGCAGTTTTATTAAAAACAAAAATGAATATATTATTGACAAATATGGACGTAGAGGAAATTTGATTAACAAAGGAAATATTTATGCTTTTCAACCCGTGGAAATTAATGATGAAGGTATTACTATATTTGAACGTAAAGTACCTATTGATTATAAACGTTCGCATGTAGTAATGGAAGTGCCCAAAAATTTCGAAGATGCAAATGTCAATGAAATTTCTGCAAACCAAATGAGTTATGCTACAATTTTGCGTGAAATGAATTTAAATTTTGATCATGCAACATCTATTCAAAATATACCTTATGGAGAACAAGACTGGTATAAACATGCTAGTAAAGTGATGAATCATTTACAATTGGTTCATCGAATTAGTTATGAAGATTATGTGAAATATATTATTCATCACAATGTAGATATGTTGATGCCTGAAAAGAAATTGATTTTGATTTCACATATGTATTCGAAAGTAAGAGAAAACAATAAAATGACTGAATTAGAACAAGAAATTAAGTCGTATTTAGATGCAAA